AGGAGCGATTGACCATGTTGGAAATATCAGAAAGTGAGAAGGCAGCACCTATTTTTAGGTTGCTGGATAACCTTCCCCCAAGCTCGTTTACGGAATATTTACCGTTAACGGCGGCGTTCAAGAATTTGCCGCATATGTTTGGTTTGCGAAAACCACGAGATTTGTTTCTTACGTCTCCCGGTTTCGCTCCGAACACACCCCCGTTAGTACCATCGACGCGGATGAGTTCGGCTTTTCTGAACAATTTCCAAGCCCTTTTCAGTAACTGGGACTTCACTGGTTCTCCAACCACTGTTGTCCCTGGTGAGAATAAAGTTTCTCATCACTCACTGAGAGGGCGAATTAGCGCTAATTATGAATGGACTGGTTTGTCTGGTGACTACCCAGCCACTCATGAAGCGTTTTTCCATGGCCACTTTCCCTACGTCGATGATAGCTATATCGTGCCAACGCCGATCGCAGAACCTCTCACAATTAGTTATAATTGTGATGATCTCGTGACGTTTATGGCTGATATCCCCAATGTTGACTGGGGTCTAGTTTCTATCGAGGCAAATGGTGCTGAGTATGATTTTTACCTTAAAGATTATGTTTATCTCTTGAGGCCTGATCATATTGAGCTAATCCACATATATTGGGTTGAGTTCGGGAAACCGATCACAAGTCCAACGGGAACAAACCTGTTCGTAGTTCGTCAAGTACTCAGTTTTGAGTCCGACGGCTATTTTCATGGTTTGTCTCCGGTCTCCTCCCGCTGCACAGTAACTTATTTAGATAGTTTCTGGCATCACGGTTGGAGTCATATGATGGGGGAAAGTTACACAACGTATGAGGGTTATAGTTCCGATGTTGAGCAATATCTGTCAATTTCTGGCAGTGTTACTCCTCACGGCACCTACGTGAATAACGACATCTATTTTCCTGATGTCGTCGCTAACGTATACCCATATAGGGTGAGTGACATGGTTGGTATTTTACCGACATATCACCATACCTCTATAAGTGGAGAAGACTATTCGTTTCTTCACTTTCGTAAGTTGTGTGAATCTTTACGTGGTGACCTTATACCAGTGGTCGGCTTAGCCGCTAACGCGGCTTTAGCTGACTCGACAGCCAATTTCGGCATCAATCAATTCGAGAACACACCTGGACTGGTGTCCTTGTTTGGTCTCGTTGATGTCGTTAAGCTGTTTAAGGAAGCGTATGCCCTTCGTCGTTTCGACGTTGGTTCTGCAGGTTCAACCCTGAAGAATGCGCTTTCCCTACTGGCAGATGGTCGCCTAGTTTACTCCTACGCGCTATCACCTACTGTTAGTGATATTAAAACTATCACTGGTGGGGCGCGTGAATTTCGTCATCGTTACTTCTCAGGTGGAAATTTTGTCAACACGGACCTCAGGAATGATGGTCCGGTTACTGTTGATATACCGCTTGAGTTAACGATGCCCTTTGAGCTGAGCGTAGCAGCCCGCGTGGTGGTTAGGGGTCATTACAACCCTGACTCCATCATGTACAAACTGTTGCCTCTTGATGCTATTGGTTTGCTTCCCAGGTTGTCCTATTTATGGGCAACCCTACCGTTTTCCTTTGTCGCTGACAATGTTATTAACATATCAGCAGCTTTGGATGTACTAGACTCCTATTTCCTGAACTCATCCATTTTTGAGGTGGATTATTCAGTGGGGTCTTACACGGTTGAATGGAAGTTTTCGGAGGAAAATTCTCCCCTCGACTTCCAATGGGACCAGCTGGTAGAAAACGATTTAAGTTACAGGTCTTATTACCGAGATACCTTTCATGGTATTCCGCAAATCGGACCTAGTCGTGTTCTATCCAGCTTTTTTGGTAGCAGTATGCCGAGCGATTTGCTCACATACTCTGCTTTAGCAACATCTTTGTTGCTTTAGCCGTCAAAGCATCATTAATGGTCCTCCGCTATTGAGCGGCATATGGTGCATCACAAATTATCGTTTTATCGAAAGGATAAACAACAATTATGACTACCACAGTTTCACTCAATTCTGCTTTCACGCTTCCCGTTAGCATAACGGTTAACGCGATTGACATCACCGCCTTCGCTTTGGTTGATACCAAAGTGTTAGACGATGGTGTTTCCCGAGAGTCGATTTATCAACTCATGTCGGGAGACGAAGAGTACCCTCTAATCATGAGGGTTGGCGTTTACAAAAATGCCAAATCCAACGATGGCGCTGGTCAAACCAACGTTTCCATCAAGATTGCCTCGTTCGCGCAGAAAGCGGACGTCGATGACATCATCTGGACAAATCCGGAAGTATGGACACTCTCAAAGAGCGCTCCAGGGGGTAACCCCTTTTACGACACGGATGTCGACGAAGAAATGGTTGGTGCACTGTTTACAGCGTACCACCATGTCTCAGCCGACGTTGTCCAGACAACGAACCTCGACGAACTGAAGTTCGGTGTTACCAACCGGATCTTAGAGCATGCAAACTCTGCAGCCTAGTGACCCGGAAGAATGCCTGACTTCAGACTCAGAGCAACAATCGTTAGCGGAACCGGAAGCTTCGAGGCCGTCGTCACAGATGACGATCTTGCCAGTCTCCGTACAACTCATGGCGTTAATAGCCACGGGTTGGGACTGCTCGCGATACTCTGGGTTAGCCTGCTGGCTGATTCGCCTGTTGATCACTCTCTTAAGCCTAAGCGTGTTTATTCACGTTTTCTCAGATCCTTTCTAAAGGATCCAATTCAGCTTATTAAGAGTTTCGCATCTCTCTATGATCGTCTTACGACTAGTGTTACACTGTCGAATGGCGACATCTCAATAGATGAATTCATAGAGGAATTCAAGGACACTCCTATTTTCAAGGAGTACCATGAGTTCTATAAGACGCGTGATCCTCTCATCTTCAAATACATTAGTAGCTTCCTCCTTTTCGGGAAGAAGTACTACTATGAGGATGACACCTTCAACGAGACCGCCTTTCGCGGTTGGTTGGAGGTCGAGGATAGATTAAGGACGACTGAATTTACCGATAGATATCTTGATGACATCCGTGAAATTATCACATGGATGCTCAGATACTTCGATGATACGTCGTTCCTGCCAAAACATGGACCTGGCGCAGTTGCTGAGGCTAGTGCTAAGAGATCATATTCTTTGAAGAATGATACTCTAACACAAAACCTCATTGCACCAGAATTTTCAGATATATGTGAGTGGGATGTTTTCCATCCACACATTCTGACCATGCTAACAAGCGGATCCGATATGGCTAATGACAAGATTTCACGATTAAAATTCGTCCCTAAAGATATTGGTAAGTCTAGGTCCATTTGTATGGAACCCGTAGCTTACCAGTGGCTCCAACAAGGAGTCCGTCTCTGGGTCGAAGACGCTTTACGTCAGTCTATGGGTAAACACATCCCGTTAACTGATCAAAACGTCAATCGTGAAATGGCGAGATTTGGATCTAGAACAGCGAGGGTCGATACTATTGACCTTTCGTCTGCTTCAGATTCGGTTCACTCTGCCTTGGTGGGTAGAGTGTTCCCAGAATACGTGCTTCGATATTTATTCGATACACGCACGACTAGGACTCTCGCTCATGATGGGACTGTCATCGAAATGCAAAAGTTCGCCCCAATGGGGTCAGCTCTTTGCTTCCCGATCCAATCCATCATATACGCAGCTGTAGTGATTCACAGCTCCTTGTCATGGCATTTTGGGCAAAATGCCGGAAGCTTCCTTAATATTGACCGTAGCACCATGGATCGTTATTACCACGATACATACGGTCTAAAAAAGTTAGCTTCTTTCTCGATTTTTGGCGATGATATAATTTGCGATTCTCGCATTACATCAGCCGTCATCGACAATCTATCTCGCCTTGGATTTTCGGTTAACACCGGTAAATCCTTCACTGGCAGCAGTGCCTTCCGTGAAAGTTGCGGAGGGTACTACCTCAATGGTGTAGATGTTACTCCACTGAGGGCCAAGCTCGGTAAGATAGACTCTACCATACCTGTGCGTACCTTAGCTTCGGTCATTGACCTCGCTAACCGTGCTTACGAGTTTGGCTATCTCACTTTGAGACGTCAGCTCATTCGTACGGCCTTGTACTATCCCATTTCTGGGGTATACGATAGGTACCACAATGGAAAACAAGTCAATCAGATTTTGTTTTCCGACGATCCGGATGCGTCTTTCGCCTTGTTCTCACCCCACCCCATCAATAAGCACCTGCAACGCAGGAGCTTTGATGAAGGGGTGGTTACGAAGGATACCAGGTTCTGGTACCAACGTGATGAGCTCAAATCGTTAGATATATTCCCTGCTGATCCAGACGTCCGCCGTGAGGTGGATGACTGGTACTGGCACATCGTTTGGTGGAGGAGTTGCCTGGGTAATGCGGAGGCGGAAGCCTTCGCACCCGAGGAAATCCCTCGTGAAACGAGGCCAGGGTGGCGTTGGACCAGCTGCCCTGGGTAACATAGCTTGACGAAGAGGGACTTGAGGAGTTATTCTCAAGTAGACTAAAGTTAGCAGGAGCGACG